ACATCATCTTCAGGCCATGTGTGTATGCTTATGTGACTCTCTGCAAGTAATGCATATCCAGTTACACCATGTGGTTCAAACTTATGTGTATCAACCTTTATTATTTCTAGACCTGCGATTTTTGCTGCCTCTATAAGAGTTTCCTTTACATATTCCTCATCATCTAATGTTGCAGTTATTAGACATTCTCTAAGGTCAAATAGTACGTGTTTCATAATAAGCTAAAATTGCAGAACCTATAGATAATCCTCCATCATAAGCAAGAGGATCAACATATAAATTTACATCAACATTTTTTATTATAGAATAATTCGCCACACAATTCAAGAAAAAACCTCCAGATACACACACATTTTTATTTTTAGTAAGTTCAATAGTTTTTTTTACCATATAGATTGCATGTTTCTCGGCAGACTTTTGTAAGTTATATGCTACGTCTGCTTCCAACATTTTTGTACCATAATACTCAGTAGAATCTTTCCTTGGTCTTATATCTTTACTACAAATACTATGACCATACTCCTCGTTCCATAAATTTATAGGAGTAGCAGGGTGTCCATAAGCAGACAGTCCCATAGTCTTACCAGCATCAAGTTCATCAAATCCACAGTACCTAGAGATAGTTCTAAATGCCTGACCTATGCTAGTCCTATCACTATAAAAATGGCACCCATCCCAAAAGGGTTCTCCTAATTTTTTACACTCACTCTCACTCCAGAATGTAGAGTAATGTTTAAAAATAGGATTCAAGTTGTCAAATATGCTTTCAGTCTCACAAAATCTCAATTTGTTATGATCATGCACAGAACCTTTACCATCCATGACTAAAACTGCTGCATCATCAAAAGGTGAATTGAAGTAAGCGTTTGCAGCATGACACTCATGATGTCTATGTCTGTAATCTAATATTGGTATGCCTTTAGATCTTACTATCTTACATAGTGCTTCTTTTTCTTTTGTTCTTTGAATAAATTTTTTTGGATAATACTTTGTATAACAATCTACTATGGTGACAGCATCTATATTGTCATCAAGATATTCAAGAGCGAGCATCTTTGCACTCCTATCCCTCTTGACTCTTGAAACTCTTTCTTCCTCAAGATAAAATTCAATTTCACCGTCATTTATTATTGCTAGTGAACCATTCTTTGAAAGGTTTATACCTGCGATACGTGTTCCCATCCCAATGCCTCTGCTACAGAAGGAAACTGTCCTGCAAAAACACAAGCACACTCCTTTGCTATTTTCATATGCTCTTTCTGAGTGCCATGTGCTGACCTAAGATTTATATAATGAATCCATGATCTACATGAACCTGTCATGTATAATTTTGTAGGAGTAGCAAGAGGAAGCACCATTCGTGCACACTCCTTTGCCACACCCTCTTCAATCATTTGCTGATACAATGCGATAGCAGAATCAAACAAGGTTTTAGTCTGCATCTCTAATTTTTGTGAGACAAATGGGTCAAGATCGTCAATACTATTCTGTCTATTCTTAGTATCTTGTCTACGAAACTCAGGGATAGGAATTTTTCCTAGTTCAGTGCTCTTTGCATATCTCTGACTGAACTCTTGAAATGTAAAAGATCTATGCCTAAGTATCTGTGCTGCAATAGCACGAGTTGTTTCTATTTCAAGAGTCATTGTTGCTTGCTCAAACACAGACCAATGATTATGTTTGATGCAATACTTTAGAAGACCTGCATACTTTTCATTCTCTTGATTAGATGGGTTTGAAACTCTGGCAATATATGCCATAGTTGCTTCAGCATCAGGAGTGATGCTAACTAATTTGACTTTCATATCTCTTCAATTTGATCATCATAGTCCACTTCAACTGGATCTAGATCATCATATTTATAGGACTGTGTGTCACTCCACACCTCTGCCTTCATCGCATTCAGTAGCATCTCTAAGTCAGACACTATTATCTTTAGTTTGTCTCTATCCATAACAAAATTATAGCATATAAAAAAGGGAGGTGCAATGCCTCCCCTTGAAATTAGCTGCAAGGTGATGCCTTGCTTGTGACCTTGAGTCCACGATACATTAGTTCGTGTCTTTCACGTTTTGCTGCTTCTGCAACAATATGTGCGTTGTACTCTTCAGAGTCATACTCGACTCCACGGTAAGTGACTTTTGCCATTGGTTTCTCCAAAGTAGTAGGGATTTTTGCCCCGTTCCTTCAGTCAACATTTGCGTCCTCAAAGAGGATGAACGTACCCGTTCCGTGTCGGCTTACTTGCGTCCCTTGCGGGATGAACGTATGAGTATGCTAACATACTGCCAATATTTATGCAAGGGTTTTAGTATCGGTTGTTACATTTTTCCTACTCACACCACAATAATCTGAACAAATATGTGGTCTATTATTCCATGACTCTACAAGTGAGCACTGGAAAAATGGACTCTGCAATATTTTTTCCAACGAATTATGTTTTAAAGATAAAGATTTCAAACCACCTTGCTTCTCGATGAGTGGAATGACATTATCATAAAATACTTTTTGCATATATTCTGCACCTACACCTTTATTCGGGTTATTGATATCTCTAAAAATAGGTGGAGCATCTATGTTGTCATGAATATAATACTCTGGATAGAAGAAACGTAACCTGCTCTGGTGAAAACAGCATGCATGAACTATGCCCCTACTGTCTATCCTAAGTTGTCCAACCTTCTTCATACCATGTCCGTATCTACATACTATCTCTGAGTCTTCCTCTACGGGTGCTGGATTGAATACTTGACTAGCAACCGCTTCTAGTTTATGAACAACTCCCTTATATTCATAAGTAAAAGTACCATCACCATGTCCTTTTGCATCATAGAGATTGTTGACAGGGGTGTGTTGAAAATCCTTAAACCCCATCAATCGACTGATTGTTCTACATCTCTTTGTCTGATGTTGGTTATGCTTAAAAACAAGCATCCTCCATACCGCAGGACCTCCTGCTTGTATAAATGATCTAGCACTTTCAATAACCTTATTATAATCTACACCCACTCTATACTGTTGAAGAGTATCTGATAAACCATCTATGGAAAATATAAGAAAACTATCTCTATGCGATGAACCCATGAGTGCACCAAGTCTTCCCCAAAATTCTTGGTCACGGGTTCCACCATTGGTGCTCATCTGGAAAACAATACTCTTATTAGCTCTAAGAGTATAATCGTATATCTCCAGTAAGTCAGGATTCAAAGTGGGTTCGCCAAATGATCCTTGAAAATATATTAGTTTTGTTTTTCTAAGAGTATCAATAGGAAACCACTTCCTCCAATCATCAAGTGATATGAAGGAACGATTCATAGAAGGGTCTGGTTTCAAGACCGCTACCTCATCATTATATGAGGTTTTATGTCTAGCACATAAAGGACATTTGGAGTTACAATGATCTGTAAGATCAATTAGGAACTTCACTTATCCTTCCAAACTATCTCCGGATATGCTTTTTCTACAACGTTTCTGCTTATACGATACTTACTTTGCAACTCGCCATCTTTTACTAAACATACTATTTCTGCTTCATCTGCATGCAATGCCTCTAGCATTTGAACCAGCATATTCTCTCTCTTCATCTGTGAGATTCTATTGTTACCACCCTTGACAAAATTATAAAGTGATCTCCACTCACTTATCAAACGTGTATGTCCTCCCTCAACCCCTGCTGGAGCTTCGTTTGGTTTGTATGGAACTGTGCCCTCAGGAACCGCACTTCTGATTGCCTTATCAAAGTTCCAAATCAAACATGCTTTGATGTCATCTCTTTTATATTTTGTGAGTACTTCGACTTTTTTTTCAACAGTCTTTGCACCATGAGCAGCCCTAAGAACCTCTGAAACAAGAGGATTAGGAGGTAATTTTGCCATAATTAGTCTTCTTCATCTAGTGTAGGTGATTCGCCATCAAATCGAAAAGCGATCAATGAATCTGCAACAGGATTCCCATTCTCATCAAACATTTCTGGGTGAGAGTATTGGGGTGTCACGTCCTGTATATATGCACGTACCAGATATCCTATAATAAGTCCTACTCCTATAGTAAGAAAAAGCACCATGACGCTGATAGCAATTAGGACTGCTGTTACGTTAAGTTCCATTTAGATCTCCCTTTCTATATGTAGTGAAATTCTTCTCCCCCATAATAGCATAGAGAAGACGGGTTTGCTTACATTTTTCTTACGAAGTAGTAAGATGGATCCCCGATTTATATCAGATTTAGTTTCTGAAGATGATGTAGTGTGTCCTTGCATCCACCTATATGTTTGTTGTCAATTTGTACTTGAGGAAAAGTAGCACCCTCACCAAACTCAGAGTAAAATCCTTGCTTCGTAAAGTCTACATCATACTTGTATTCGATGTAATTGATTTCGACACTATTGAGTAATTGTCTTACTCTGTCACACCATTGACAATTTTCTTTTGACCAGAGAACAGCTTTCATGAATTCATTTGTACAATGTTACCTGCAACGACAAATCTGTCGTCACCCTCTTCCATTTTATCAACCCCATGTAATGCATAGGACGGATAAAATATTATATCAGAACTAGATTGTGTATCGGGATATACTTTTTGATCTCCTAACATAAAATAAAAACATTTTTGATCAGGTACATCCACAAAATGCACCCAAGAAACCAATTGGCTAGGGTGTCTGTAATGATTGTGCACATCAATGATGGCACCTAGTTCCTTCTTATATAGTTGACCCCAAATACTGCTATAACTGTATATACTTCCACTCCCATACAACCCAATTATTTTCAAAACTTCTTTCAATTTTGGCACATAGATTTTGAGAAGTTCTTGATCAACAAACTTTCCGTTGACCGTTATTGATGTATTGTTTGGGTTCTTATGATAACCAGTATAATGCTGCCCCCATCCTTCATCACCTTTCAAAAAATAAGGGTCGGCATATTTATTTTTCAAATGATTGACAATACTATCCGATAGAACGTATTGCTCGCTCCATAATATCATAACAAATTATATTATTACTATCTAGGATCTTGTAGGATAAGAACCATTTATTGTTTTGAATTTTTCACAATAATCTACGTCTGCATACACTTGTTTTGCAGCGAGGTTCTGTTTTCTCCAACCGTCAATTCTTTTATCAAATTCTACTCTATCAATTTTCTTGAGAATTCTTTCTCTAAATCTTTTTTGAGGAGTAAATCCTGATGTGTCTATAGCAGTAGCATCAGCAGCATCAGAAAGCACTCCGTCTTTTTCTTTAAGAGTTCTGATGATACCATCAAATTCTATTTTTCTGGTGACTGACATTTATTATAAGATTGTTTTACTACTGCTATTTATATTTTTGTGTATACGATGGTGGTATATGGTGATCATTCCAGTGACGGATGTTACCACCAACAATAAAACAGTTAGTGATAATCAGTTGTAAAAATATAAAAGTTCGTATCATGGCAATGATGTCTGCTTCTCTATCATTCTTACCTGATTTGTCTCCGAGTGCCTTTGCCCAGATTCTCCAAAAGTTTTTCATATAGTATATTATAGCACAAAAAAAAACCTTCCCGATATCGGAACGGGAAGGTTGATCACACATTTCAAACTGATACCCCCAATAAAAGGAGGAGGGAGGTTGGGTTCCTGTATACCAACAAGAGATGGGCATTTCTACA